AGACATGTGGGCTAGAACAAACGCATACAATACACCACAATCACAAATGCAAAGATTCAAAGACGCAGGTCTCAACCCACACTTAATCTATGGCCGTGGAGAATCAGGACAAGCATCACAACTAGAATCGGCAAACGTACAAGGGTACAACAGACCAGAAATGAAATCAATAACAGCAGGAACAGACATCTTCGGAGATTACTACAGATTTCGTTCAGCAGAAATGGGAATAGAAAACACTTCCCAAGCAATAAACCTATCCAAACAAGAACAACTACTAAAAGCACAACAGGCCGCCAACGTAGCTATAGACAACGACAAAAAATCACTAGACTTAGGCATCGCATCAGAACTACGTCAAACATCAGTAGACTCGGCCAAAGTAGCATTAGAAAATGCACAAAAACAACTTACAATAAACAGCGTAAAAGCAGAAGTTGAAACAGGAACAAAAGACGCACAAATCGACCAAGTCAAAACAAACCTAGACAACAGTATCAAAGACGGAAAAATCAAAGACTTTGAAATTCAATTAAACAAATCAGGACTAACAAAATCAGACCCAAGAGTATTCCGAATGCTTTCGGAACTCTACAGACTAGCACCAGAATCACAAAGAAAAGAAGTACAAAGAATAATAAAGGAATGGCTCGGAAGAGTCCTAACTAAAGGCACAAACCTATAACAACATGGAAAATAATATCTTCACACAAGTACAGCACTCGAAAGTTCAAAGCAACACTTTCGACTTAACCCACGACCGAAAATTCTCGGGCAAAATGGGTAGACTCATACCTATCATGGTAATGGACACAGTGCCTGGGGACAAAATAAAAATCAATTCGAGCATCATGCTACGATTTGCCCCACTCATTGCACCTATCATGCACAGAGTTAACGCCTACATACACTTCTTTTTCGTACCAAACAGACTAACATACACCAACTGGGAAGACTTCATAACAGGAGGCGAAAACGGAGCAGCCGAACACGTAGCACCATACGTACGCTACAAAACATCAGACGTAACACGAGGCAGCCTATCAGATTACCTCGGGCTACCGGTAGACGGAGACACAGCACCAGACCCGTCTTTCGTACAAGCATCAGCACTCCCATACTTAGCATATCAAAAAATCTACAACGAATACTACAGAGACCAGAACCTAATACCAGAAGTAAACGACTCATACGGAGACGGACAAATACCCTTCTGGACAGACTTACAACAACTAAGAACCCGCTCATGGCAACATGACTATTTCACAAGCGCCCTACCATGGACGCAAAAAGGCCCAGAAGCAATGCTTCCACTAGGCGACCGAGCACCAATAGAAGCAGAAGACCCACTAACATTCTCAATGCGTCAACAATTCAAACGCATATCAGATGGAGTACTCATAGGAGGAGCAGACATAGGCTCAGACGGTTCAGGCGTACTTAAAGACCAAATATCAAATGTCGGAGGATACATAGACTTGATGAATTCACACTATACCGACTTATCACAAGCAACAGCATCATCAATTAACGACCTTCGCAGGGCCATGAAACTACAGGAATGGCTAGAGAAAAACGCAAGAGGCGGCAGCCGATACATAGAGTCCATACAGGTACACTTTGGTGTAAGATCCTCAGACGCGAGACTACAGCGCCCAGAATACTTAGGAGGATTAAAAACACCTGTCAAAATCAGCGAAGTTTTGCAAACTTCATCCAATGACGGACAACCAACACCACAAGGAAACATGTCAGGCCATGCTCTAACAGTAGGAGGAGGCCAAAAAGTAGGCATGCGCTGCGAGGAACACGGCTACATTATCGGCATATTAAGCGTCATGCCTCAACCCTGCTATCAACAGGGAATACCTAAACACTTCAGCAGACTAGACAAATTCGACTATTTCTGGCCTTCATTCGCCAATATAGGAGAACAGGCAATCCTTAACAAAGAAATCTTCGTAGACAATGACGAAGACAAACAACTAGAAACATTCGGGTACACTCCCCGATACGCAGAATACAAATTCATGAACAACAGCGTACATGGAGACTTTAAACAATCATTAGACTTCTGGCATATGGGCCGCAAATTCGCAAATCAGCCCGTACTAAACAAAGACTTTATAGAAATGGACTACACAGAAGTAGACCGTATCTTCGCAGTCCAAGACGGAACAGACAACCTTTGGGCACAATGCCTAAACAAAGTAACAGCCAGACGGCCTATGCCTATTTTCGGAACACCTAAATTCTAACACCATGAGACATAAAAAGAAGTCAAGACGCAAGAGCACATACAGCAAAAGCAAAGGAAAAAGCAAACGCATAAACAAACTAAGAACAGCCCGTGGAGGGATTCGATTATGAGATGCATAACACCAATAACAATTAAAAACGATAAGCCCCGAATAGGGGCTTTTCGCTATCATAAAGTTCCATGTGGAAAATGCCCTAACTGCAGAAAATCCAAGTCTAACACTTGGCAATTCAGACTTATGCAGGAATATATCAGGGCAACAACAATGCATTTCGTCACACTTACATACAATGACGAAAACGTACCCTACGGAGAAACAGAACAAACCTTACACAAAAAGGATTTACAAAACTTCATCAAAAGACTACGCAAAAGCTTAAACACTAAAATAAAATACTACGCAGTCGGAGAATACGGAACAAAAACAGAAAGACCGCATTATCACGCAATCATATACAACATACCAGAAAAAGAAACAGACAAAATCGCCAAAGCATGGGGATTAGGAAACACAGACACCAAAAAGGCCAACGGGGCTATGGTACGCTATTGTACCCAATACCTAATAAAAAGAATACCAAAAGAAGAAACAGGAAGACTACCAGAATTCGCCCTAATGAGTAAAAGACTAGGCGACAACTGGCTATCACCGCATAAAATAAAACACTACAAAGAAAAATTAGTACCACACATAACAGAAACAGGAGGAAATATACTCCCGATGCCCCGCTATTATCGAGATAAAATATACAACGAAACAGAAAAACGCATAGTACAGGAAAAAGGATTAGCATATCAAGAAGAAAATTATAACTTTGACGAATCAGGGAAACTTGAACTAGACAAAGTTGAGTTAGTAATACTCAAAGATAAGTTAAACAACAATGCAAAACGAATAACATTATGAGCGAAGATAAAAACTCCAGATTCAAAATACAGTTCGACTTTGGGTACAAAGGGAACAACGGAAAAACAATAACAGGAGAATCAGAAACAGAACCAGACCTAAACCTTACAGTAAGGCAACTTCTCACAAATCATACAAGAGGCGATAAAGCCCCATACAGAGAACCTCTTTACTTCGATGTAGAAGTACCAAACATTCAAGATATAACAGACGTACACGCATATAGAGAACACCTCTTAGAACGTCTAGAAACAACAGACAACTTCATTAAAAATGAAATAGACCAGATAGAAGAAGTAAAAGCCGCAAAAGCAGCAAAAGAAGAACAAAACAAAAAGAAAAATGAGCAAACCAGAAACAATGCCAAATCAGGAGCCGACAACACCGATACTTCTGACACAATCACAGATTAAACAAATACAAATCCTCGTCCTCTTAGCAGGACGGAACACCATAACAAGAACAGGAGACCTTGACAATCTCCTAGAAATCGTACAGAAATCTCTGTACAGCTAAATACAAGATACACAACAAAGAAGCGTCCTGAACAGGCGCTTTTTTGTTTTGTATATAGGCAAGCGCCTTTGGAGCGTTAAACAACAACCCGCAAAGCGGGAAAAGCACTAGTACATACTTGATATACTAGTGCAGATTGACACCATGTTGCAAATCAGAGGATTACAAGACACACAGCGAAGGAACGGAGCGCACAGGACTACAGACGAATGATGCACATGGGGCAATCAAAAAAACACAACAACTCTAAAAGTGGTTGAAGCGCTAGCGGATTGGGGAACACCGTGACCCACAATCCGCTACAGCAAGCAAATACACAACCACAAAAAAAACATACAACCAATACAAAAAAATACTACATTAGCACTCTCACAGAGTGGAACGATAAGGAATCGTGCCTAATAAAACAACAACAACATGTCAGGAGTAGGAGCATTCGCAGCATCAGCAGCAGGACAATCAGCTACCAGCGGCCTCTTTCAAATAGGAGGCCAATTACTAGCCAACAACGCAAACAGACGAGAAGCCAACAGACAACGAAGGTGGAACAGAGAAAACATGCAAATCGAAAACGATTTCAATGTAGACATGTGGGCTAGAACAAACGCATACAATACACCACAATCACAAATGCAAAGATTCAAAGACGCAGGTCTCAACCCACACTTAATCTATGGC